AATTGCTCAAGCCATTCATTGACAGTCTCATTCACATCCGGACGGTACTCCTCTTTCATTGCGTGTTTCCATGCGTCGATGATAGCGTCAATCGGGTCGATTCTCTCTGTCGTGATGTCTTTGTCAATTTTTATTTCGCCGTAGTTGTTTGAGATGGTCTTTGCATTTGCAATAGACCACACAAGCAAACTGTCGACAGGAACAACAATCTTGTTTCCCTCTTTTCCGACCTCCATTCCCTCGATTTCCACATTGCCCGCCAAAATCTCAAGTCTGAAATCAACCGTCGCATCGTTCAACTCTTTCGCTGTCTGTGTGACAGAGATTGAATCGAATCCCAATGCCTCAAGGTCTGATAGGAACGCCGATGCGTTGTGCGGGTCATAACAAATCAACTGCGGTTTGAGGTCGTATTCTTTCACCAAATCCTCAAGATATTTGATGATGTATTTGTAATCTGTCTTTATTCCTCCCAGTGTCTCGGTCACTGTCACAAGACCTTTTTCAATCCATACGTCATAGGGTACTTTGTCGGTCTTGATGTGTTCGTCCACCCTTGAGGACGGAATGAACGAATGTGTGTGTACAAAATATTTCTTTATTCCGTCAATCATGAACGGAATCACGATTGCGATTGATGTCAAGTCGCCTCCGGATGACAGGTCGACCCCGACATAACATTTTGACCCTCTGAAATTCTTGAGCGATTTCAGAACGGCACATGCTTTCCATTTTGCGATGTCCTTGATATACAGTGAATTTGACCACTGCATCCACATGTTTAACTGCTTTACGAGGAAATCTCTCAAGTCCTCCCCGCCCATATCACGGGCGGTATGTGCAATCGGTATGAGGTTTTCAAGAGCATCCCTGTCAAATTCAAGAATCGGGTTCGCTTTTATCCAGTTCTCCGGAACATATCTGTCGTCATGCTCGTCCATCTGTGCGATATATACGAACTGACTGTCGTTTTCAAAAACACCCTTTAACAGATTGCAGCAATATTCATACAATTTATAACAGGGTGATTTGAGGTCGAACCCTGCTGTCGTGATGACCGAAATCAACGCCGACTTGAGTTTCTTAATACCTCCCTCAAGCAGCTTGTACATCTGATTCGTCTTGTGTGCGTGATACTCGTCAACAATTCCCAAATACGCACGGTGTCCGTCAAGTGACTTTGTATCACCGGACAACGCTTTGATTTCCGAATGTGTCAACAGACAGTCAATCGTGTGGTTGTGGTCATGCACTTTGAACCATTCCGACAAATCCTCGTCCGAATTGATGAATTTTGCGACCTCGTCAAAAACAATGTTCGCTTGGTCTTGCTTGGTAGCCGTACAAAAGATTTTTCCGTACTTGTACCCGTCAAAATTCCCGTAATAACATGCCAAAATACCGTTGATGAACGATTTTCCGTTCTGTCTGCCTAATTGCACATAAGACGTTCTGAACCGTCTGTATGATTTTTCCTTTGTTCTCCACCCGTTGAGCGACCCTAAAATAAAGCACTGGAACGGATATGCGGTCACATGCTCGTTTTCTTCGCCCTCTGCAATGGTCAATTCCTCTGCGAAATTGATGATTTCCTCTGACTTTTCAACGTCGAAATAGTATTTGTACGGTGCTGCTTTCGATTTCTCAATGTCGTCGAGGTGTCTTTGACATGCAAGTCGGACATATTCTCCGGCTGTTATCTTGCCCGAAACAACATCAAGGGCGTATTGTGTGCAGCGGTCTTGTGTTTCTCCTGCTTTCGCCATACCTTAATTTGCATATTTCGCAAATTTATTCTCCGGCTTTTGCTGCTGTGGTTTCGGTACGACCAAACGGCAGCGTGAGGAGACTGTCAACCCGAAATCCGATGCTCCCTGTCTGCACTGTTTCATGCAGCGGTCTTGAATAATCATGAGACGCTCACGTTCACCGTTCACGACCTGCCTTGTACCGACCTGCACACGTTCTTTTTCTCCCGTGTCCGGATTCGTCTTTGTCTCATATACCGGAGCATCCTCCATCAATGGAGTTGCTCTGATTTGCTGCGTGATTTCGATGTACTGGTCTTGTGCAATGAGCAATCTCGCCAGTGCATCGCAGTCAACATTCGCAATCAGTTTGATTTCAAGTAATTCTTTCGCAATCTTCCGGAACTTTTTCTTTTGCTCCGGTGTCAAATATGACGGAGGTTTCACTTTGTCGTTCGGTGCTACAACCTCGGCGTTTTTTCGTGCCTCAATTTCTGCTTTTGTGAGGTGTTTTCGCCCGTTCATAACAACCAAATCCGTGGGTTGTCTCTGTCCTGCCATGTAGCAACAAACCCCCTTTCCGTCAACATTTCAGTGATTTTGTGTCACATTCTGACACCCCTTTCGGATGTACCTTTCTGCTGAAATTCCCGTGGGGAGTTTTCTCCAAACAAAAGAGGGGGTGCGACTAGAAATGAATCGCACAAAACTTTTTTATATCCCCCTGCCTCTCGAAAGTGGTACTCAATCAGTGACCTCAACTGTTTCTGTGTTGCTCTCATGCTCGCTTTGCTCTGCTTATACAGAGCAGTGATTGTGTTGTGTGTCTTATGGTTGAGAGGTATGAGGTTGAACGGATTCAAGCGTTGTTCCCAGTCGTCCTCAAGTTCAACTATGTGGTGTACTGGTTCGCATGTGAGTAGTTCATTCTCGACATACAATGCGTATATATCCACGTTGTCATAGACCTCAATGATACGCTCCCGCATCGCCCGCCATTCCTTTGACACATAGAACTCGGCTGCTCTCTTGTCTCGCCGTGTGTTGTTGTATATCATGTGCCTCGACTGCTGCCGTTGCTCACATTCCTCGCACATCTTTACTGACTGTGGAATCAACTTGCCACACCTGCATGATTTCAAAAGCATCTGCGTTCTCCTCTCTTCATTGGTTCTCCTGTCCTGTTATCCACAAGAGGCGGGCAGTTATGCACATTACTGTGTACACTTACCCGCATATAACAGGAGGGCAAACAGGTAGAGTAGGCGGATGAAATTTTCATCCGCCCCTCATCAAACCGTGCATGAGGTTCTCCCTCACACGGCTTTCCGACATTCTTCTTTCTACAGCATTACGTCATGCTCTAGCCATTTTCTTTAATCCTTTTTCGTAAATGCTATTTCTTACAAATCCCACCTTTGACATACGATTACGTCTCTGGTGTTTCTTGTTATACCATCTTGTAAAAGTGCAAATAATGTACCAGTCTAGAGCCTGCATCCACTTTTCGTTTCTCTTGGTGGAATAATAATTCTTCCATCCTGTGATTTTCGGATTCAGATTCTTTATTAAATCCTCTTCCTTTGCAACTAGCAGACTTCGTCTGTTTACATTCCTCTTGACTTCGGCTTTCATTTTCTTCATGGCTTTTCTGCTTGGGTACTGATACGTTTCCTTGTACAGTTGTCCTTTGCGTGTTTCCGTTGTCATTCTTCTGTGGTGCATTCCGAGAAAGTCAAATCCCTCTTTTCCGTCCCACATGCTGACTATCTTTGTTTTCACTGGATGTAGCTTTAAATCCAGTTTTACCATGATATACTGCAATAAATTCAGTGCGTGATTTGCACTTTTCTTATTCTTGCAAATGATTACCGTATCATCTGCGTACCTTACAAGAATACCGTGAGTATGTCCATACTTTTCCCACAGTCTGTCCAGTGTGTTTAGGTAAATGTTTGCCAGTAACGGAGATATGACTGAACCTTGGCTGGTTCCCAGTTCAGAGATTGTCAGTACATTTCCATATAATACTCCTGATACTAACCATTGTTTTATCAGCTTCAATATCCTACGGTCTGATATTCTCTGCTCTACCAGCTTCATCAACTTTCCTTGGTTTACATTGTCAAAAAACTTTTCAATGTCTGCGTCTACTACATAATAGCCCTTGTTGTTACACGCTTTCCTTACTACTTCCAGTGCTTGTTTCGCACTTCTTTTCGGTCGGAATCCATAGGAACATTCTCTAAAGTCAGCTTCGAATACTGGCTCTATTGCTATCTTTGTAGCCATTTGCACAATTCTGTCCTTGACCGTTGGTATTCCAAGAGGTCTTTCACTTCCGTCTGGTTTTGGTATCATAACTCGCTTTACCGGAGATGGTTTATACTTTCCATTCATCAGTTCTGATTTGATTTCTGATAGGTATTTTTCAATTCCCATCGCTTCAACATCCTCGATTTTGACACCATCCACACCACTGGAACCTTTGTTAGCTTTTACCCGTTTCCATGCCTCAAAGAGTACATCATCTCGATATACCTTATCGTAAAGTGCATGAAATCTTCGGCTGTCACACTTCTTGGCTGTCAGATATAGTTTGTTTTGAAGTTGTCGAACTTTTTCTTTGGAGTTATTAGTCTGCATGACATTCTCTCACTCTTACCCTCTCTACAAACATGAATGAAGTAGGGAACCTTCCCATAAACTGCGTTTTCTTGCACAGTCATTATCGGTACTATGTTCCCCTCCGACTCCCTTCCATCAGAAATACGATTTCGCCAAGCTTATACGCTTTCTCTTTACCATTTGGTGATGGGTAGGGTCTCTCCAGTTCCGAACTACACTTTTCATACATACCGTTTCCTCTATACCGAGGGATTCTTCCGTGCTGTTTTCCAGTTTCTCCACACGTTCCATGGTTTTCGCCTATTTTGCCAAGGCTCAACTTCCCTTTTCTCTCTTTCGAGACCTTTTTAACGATACGGCAGAATTCACTTTATGTTACGGTCTGCATGATTGCTCGCACCTTTTTCAAGGTTACTTTATCCACTCGCTTAGCACCCTGTATTACTACAACGCACCGAGTTTAACTACACGGCTCACTGGCGATTACCGTGACCGGACTTACACCGGCAAGTGTAGTCCAGCTTTGCTGGACACACGCAAGAAAAAAGCGACTGCATATCTGCAATCGCTCGTCTCAACTGTTCACGCTAACATATTATCACGTTTATTTTGCCTTTTGTTCACCCACTTTTTACCCCTATTTTCACCCTCATTTCACCCTGTTTTCACTCCGTTTTTATCATTTTCAATCGCTTTTGCACCGAATAATTTGATTGACAGGCGTTGAATCATGACCTTGCACCACTTTTTCGGTGAGTTGCGTCCGCATCCTGTCTCCCTCACTATATCCTCGTATGTCTTGCCCTTGATATAGACTGCCTCAAGTGCGTCGTACTTGTA